GGGCTCGACTGCTCTACATGCTCTTGGTACGTTGAACAGATGTATCATCACTCTTAATCATTCTTATGACGGAGGTGAGATGAAATCTCATAAAACCATCAAAAGTATGGTAGAGTTAGTTCTCCGACCCTATCCTGAACTTTATAAGTTGGAATCAGAAGTTTTCAACTTGTATCATTCAGGACGCAAGTGGCAGAAGTCAGAGGGTTCGGGCGGAATCAAGAGGTTGAAGTTAATTTATTCATACCTCACTGATCTTGCCCTCGGGGGTAAACCCCAGGCCCTTAACTTTACCAAATCCAACGGTCTCGGCGATCCCCTGGTGATACACCAGGCTTGCCGAGTGCTGCGATCTCGCTCTGGGAACCCCATGTTTATACGACAAGCAATACTTTCTGCTTATCGTGTACATGCGTTGTTCTCCGGGTCAAAGAAGGATAAATCTGTCCTGAAGGACCTGGAAACAATTGTTTCGAAGACAGAGATGGACAAGGGTCTCCTTGAGGAATTGCAGGATTTCTTAACAAGATTTCCGAAACTTTTCCCCAAGGTCCCTTGGATCTCAAGCCTTTCCGGAAAAGTCCCCATTGAATTTAGGGAGTCCGATCTTCACGGACTGCCGAACTTCAAGAAGGGACCTAACGGCAGGTTGATGTTAACATCACACCTAGACTACCGAGCTTTGCAGGATCACCCTGTATTAGCTCAGGCATTAAAGGCTTTGGGGGAATCTATATGCCAGTATTCAACCACTGGTGTCAAGATATTACCCACGCATTACGACCTTTACAGTAATGTAGAGACGGATGCGAAGTGTCTTATAGGCAAGCTCTCCTTCCTTGAAGAATCCGGAGGGAAAGTGAGGATAATCGCTCAGGGTGGTTACCCTGTTCAAATTGCCCTCAGGCCTATCCACGAATCTTTGATGAGAGTGCTGCGGTCCATACCAATGGACTGCACCTACAATCAGTTGAAGGGCGTGGCGAAACTAAAGGAGTGGACAGTCCCTGTGAAGGGTAACAGTTATTGTGTGTCTTTTGACCACAGTAACTGCACTGATCTGTTTCCTTTGAGGTTCCAAGAAAAGGTCATTCGGTCCGCGTTCAACCACGACATAGCCCAGCAATGGGCGACCGTCATGGAGAACATGGAATTCGAGGTCTGCGAACCAGTTCTGCGTTCAGTGTATGAACGTGTTAGGTACGGCACGGGTCAGCCCATGGGTTTGTATTCCTCATGGTCTGCCCTTGCCCTTTCCCATCACGTCCTCGTACACCTTGCCGCAGATCGGGCATACTACCGGAAGGCTAAGGTCAAGCGACCAAAGCTTTTCCAGAAGTATTGCATACTTGGAGATGATGTTATCATAGGTGACCGAAAGGTCGCCCGTGAGTATCTCTCCTTGTGTTCCGCCATGAAACTGAGAATTAATCTTTCAAAGTCTCATGAAACTGGGTCAGGGACTCTCCGCCCTTTGGGGGGGGAGTTCGCTAAGAAACTTGTATATCAGGGAAAGGACATCAGCCCTCTCCCATACAAGTTGCTTAACTCTTGCCATCGACCTGGAGGTTGGATCCTTGTGACCCAAGTCTTATCTTGGCTCCATCGGTCCTTCATTCGTTTCAAGCGCAAGCGAGCTGAGAAGTTTCTCAACTCGTACTGGCCCAAACAGACCAAGTACTTGGTACAATTACTCAACATCCCCAGAAAACTGGGTGGTGCGGGGTACCGGGATTCGCTCCCTAGAAGATCTAAGATCTCTACGGGGGACCTTCCGGTTCTCTCTGTCTATATTGCCTTAAAGGCAAAGAAGTCAGAGAATAACCTTGTACGTCCCGTATCCGAGGATTGCGTTCCAGACTTAACTGGTGTGCAACTCCGAGAGCACCCTGCCGTACAATACCTTCGTGTTTTGGAAGGATATGTCCGGAAGGGGCGGGGCCGATATGGTGACTCAAAGGAAAGATTCCTTGCAGATCGCCTCACTGGCAGTAGAGATACTGTTAAAGGCAACCTGAAGTTCTTTCTAGGAGTCATTACCGACGACCGCGAAAACTTGTTGCTAGAAACACCTTTCTTCACAGACTACGCCCTCCATAAGGAGGCCACGTGTCTGTGGCTTGAGGCTACCAAGCTGGCAATAAAATTATTGGCGAAGGGTAAAATCCAGGATGATACCTCCGTGCTGTTAGAGCACGGACATCCTTCGGGGATACCGACTTTGGACCAAGAGTTTTACTCTGATCTGTACCGGTCCCTACCATC